CATTAAGTTAGCATCAATACGTTCTGCGATACGTTCCTCAGCCATCTCCAAAGTAATGTACAATACGTTCTTTCCTTGGGTCAAAGCGTTTGCTGCAACATGACACATGAATAAGGATTTACCTACGCCTGTGCCAGCGAGTGCGATGTTTAATGTTTTACGAGGTAATCCGCCTTTGGTGATGGAGTTGAAGTACTCTAGATCAAATGGGATGCGATCCTCTATCGTATGATAGAAATCAAATCGCTTTTCTGCATCGTTGATGTAATCGTGACCTACGCTTGAGTCAAATGTTACGCCAAGTGCGTCTGATAAGAGTTTTGGTAGTGCGTCCTTCTTTAGTGAATTATGCTTGCCTTCAATTATATTTATAGATTCCATGATCGCAAGATGTATCGCACGATCCTGACACCAGCGTTCAGTTTCATCAACAAGCCAATCAGTATCCACCGCGTTGTCCTTGGTTGCACGGATACCATTAAGCACTGTTGATGCGTCAACAAGTAATGCATCATTTACATCCAAGGACGAAAGCTCAATCTCCAAAGCTTCCGGTGTTGGTAGTTTGTTGTACTTGTCAACGAAAGAAATAACCTGATCAAATATTAAACGATGATCCGACTCGAAGTATTCTTTCCGAATGAACGGAATTACCTTACGAGTAAACTCATCGTTATTGATCAGATTCCGCAGTATCGTTGTTTGAATCTTTTGTTCCAATTATTTTTTCTCCGCTTTCGCTAGCTCTTTTTACAGCATCCTCAACGATATGATGTAGGATCGCTCCTAAGTAATCGTTGAATGCATCGTCGAGTAAACCTTCCTCAATAGGAGATTCGACCACCTTATACGTAAAGCTTAGTCGAGCCTCATCGTTATCTTCATCTTCGGATATATCCATGTTACCATACTGAACGATAACACCCTCGTAAGGTGGTTGAGTCAGACCGACGCAAACCGTTGCGTCGGGATCATCGTCATTTGTGATATACTTATAATGAAGTTTTGAGATTTCATCAATCAGATGCTGCATCATCCATCTCCAGTGCAATACTATCAAACATTGATTTATGACCAATCGTATAAGACTTAATCAAGAACTCCTTGAAGTCAGTATTCTTAAAGATAGGATCCCAGAACTCTTGAGTCATGGATTCTGCCATTCGGTATTTTTTTCCTTCAAAAGTTCCATCGTTGCGATCAACATGTGCATACCAACCATTAGAAGGCTTAGCAACATACCCACCAGCAAGAGCAACGTCCATAAGACCGCTATAGCGCTCGATGCCACCATCCCAAGAAACCGAAATAGGAATCTTTGACTTTTCTTTAACATATCGTGATTTCTCCACGTTAATTACAAAGTCATATCCTGTAACCTCGGTGCCTGTCTTGTTCTGACGACGGCCAAGAATCCAGATGTTATCAGCTGAGTAGTAAATACCCGTACCACCAGAAACGATAGCCTTAGGAAATAAACCAATCTCTTGATAAGTATGATTGACCGCAAGCATAGGAATGTTCTTCATAGCAAGGTATGGTGTAACCATACGGAACAGACCCTTAAGTGCTTTTGCTCGAGACATATCAGCAACTGACTTTTCATTGATTGCGTCTTCTAGTTCTTTCTTAGACGCAAGGTTACCGACCGAATCAATAACAACGATCACGCGATCGCCTCGTGATAGTTGGTCGAGTTGTCCAACCACATCAAACTTGAGTTTCTCAACATCAGTGATTGGTGTGTGTAGTACCCGTGAGGTGTCAATTCCAAATGTTTCAAAGTAGGACTGTGGTGAGCCAAACTCAGAATCATAGAACAACATGACAGCATCAGGATACTTTTTAAGATACGCTCCAGCCATAAGCAATGCGAACGAAGTCTTAAAGTGTTTAGATGGACCAGCCAAGACGGTTAGTCCAGAAGCAAGGCCGCCATCAGGATTCCCTGACAAGGCAACGTTAACCATTGGAACCTCGGTTGGCGTTTGATCTTTTTCAGAAAAGAACTTTGAGTCAGAGAGAACAGCAGTCTCCTTGATTTTTGAGTTCTTTCTAAGTTTATCCATTACAGACATAGTGTCTCCTATTGTGTTTAATATAACTACCATTATACCATATAATGGTCACTTTGTAAACCATTTTATACAAAGAATTGGTCAAGTTCAACAAGATCCTCGTTGACGAGTTCATGTTTCATGCTAGCATTATTTTGCCTAACATAATCGCTTGATACTGTGTCGGTCATACCCTTTAAGTATTCGACGACGAAGTCCATCATATCAGAAGCAGTAGTCACAGGGACGTTCTGACAGATAGCATTCGCGTTTCCTGGTGATTGTGGATTGTCGCCAATCATATTGAAATCATCAGGCATCTTCATGATACGAAGTGCATCACGAAGAGTTAAGAATTGTTCCTTGAACGGATTGATTAACGAATGAGGCATAGCACCGATCAACGACGGAATCTCTCCTTTAGGCATCGTAACACCGTGTGCCCAATAGCCTTTACCTTCGTTAACCTTATCTTGCATTGCTCGAGCACGGTCAGCAAACTTTTGATCGAACCCTTGTTGTTCCATCCAATCGGCAACTTCGTTTAGACTATTGGAAATGTTATCAGACGATACGATACAGTTAGTTGTCTTTTCGATCTTTTCGTAATACTCAGC